CCAAGGCGTGGGATTCGAACCCTTTTCTTAGAACCGTCGTTCATATCTAAATATTATATTCTACAAATTAATCTTTTGCTTACATCTAAAAGTTATTCTCTACGGCTAGTTCTCAACCAAGAATACCATAACTCTATAAGCGTTAGTTTCTAATCGATTAATAAACGAACTAATTTCTTTAACTATAGAATGCTGATTGACTACCGCTTGTTGTAGATAATCTATCATACCCACGATAATCTTTCATCAGATTCTTTACTTCTTGTAATGTTTGACATTCATCTAATGCAAACAATGCTCTGGTCTTTAACTTACCAAAATCAAACATCTTGTTACCGAATGCAACATTCCATCTTCTATTTAACTCACATATCAAATGATATCGTATACTTTTCATATCAGTTTCCTTTTTTATTAATGAATATTAAAACTATATAAGGGGTGTGTTTCCTTTCACATTTATGATAAGATAGATATGAAGGCCCCCTCTAATCAACCTCGGTGTTCGGATGAAGTGGTGCCCCTTGTTACCCACTACGCAATAATTATTCACAATGTTACCATTGCTACTGTTACGCTCCTCGCCACGCTCTTTCATCGTGGATGATTTTACATATCGTCTTATCATTACATTTTTTTTGTTGTAGGGTATTTAAAGTGTATGGTGCCACGAATGACACCACACACCAAGGCAATCCTACCTATGAACCTGCAATAATCTGATACTTGTCAAAGGTCTGAGCATTCTCAGTGTCCTTGTTGAAAGTAACAGGATTGCCAATCTTCTTGCAGGAAAGACCACGCTTTTCTAGCTTTGCCTTGCACTCAGTTAGTTCTTCATCACTTTGTACGAAGAAGTTATCCCAAATACCAAGAAAAGCGAGAGGCTTTCCCCAGATACCTTTTTCGGCAAATGCTCTATTCATTACTGTTTTAATCATATTGTACTCTCTTTCTATTAAGAATTAAATTTCCCACTACGAAAAAGGTAGCAGGCTATTATAAGGGTGTCTAAACCTGTACACACTCAGCTTATTTTGGAAAGAGAGTGAGAGTACAACGAGTAACTAAAAAGTTCAATTTCAACGAAATAGTTATAAGTCAACCAAAATAAGGGGTGTGTAGGTTTACTATATATTACGCACACACATTCTAACCCAATTTTTTTTTGGTATTTTTTTTATCTGGACTTCAATACCATTTGTTGTGTAAATTAACGTATGAAGCGTAAAAAGCGATATCTAGAAAGATTTGATAAAAAAACAGGTAAATGGATACAGGTTCCATTATCTGAAGCAAATGAAGAAGCGATACGTATTTACGATATGATGGAATCTGAATTAGAAATAACAGCTAAAATAGAAGCAATGAAACTAGGGGTGTACGTAATTAAAGAGAAAAATTAGTCTATTAGCTTATTAATTAGCTAATTTAAATACGTTTATGTATAAACTACGAATATATTAGCGATTAATTATCTTATTTATACCCTACATTAGGAGTGATATGAAAAAAACAAAAAAGAAGTTAACATACAAGCAAATGGTAGATATTATGGCAGGGATGGATAAAACCATTCAACAGCAACAAATGCTGCTTTTCAACATAGATAAGCTATTACAAGAGTATATTGACTATAAAGAGGAAACAGAACTCTTTAAAAAATTTTTAGAAAAAAAATATGATAACAATAACAAAGAAGCTGAAGAGGAATAACTTCCAACCTGAAACATTTCGGGTCTATACTAAGGCAGAAGCTAAAGAACAAGGCCTAAAATGGAAACATTGGGGGGAAGCACAGGAGGGTCAGTACGGTATATCTGACGATGGATACGTTGCAGAGTGCATCTATCGTAAGGAATATGGTGATAAAGTAGAATATACCTACCCATATGGTAGACAATGGCTAACTGCGTGGGGTAAATTAGAGTTTGAACCGCATTGGAAGTCTAATAACTTTAGTACGGTGTCTACAAAGAGCTATAATGACCTGGAAGTACAAAAGAAAGGTGCAGATTTAGCTATGGATGCGTATATAGCGTACAAAATGGCAGGTTTATCGCCAGATTGGGAGAAAATAGGTAGATTATATAGGCCTGACCAAGATAATCCCGTTATTGCAGCAAAAAGATTATTTAAAACAAAGCAGGTAAAGAAGATGATACAGGATAAATTGAAAGAAGTCTTAACAGACAAGAACATCGATGAAGGATTTGTACTAGATGTAATAAAAGATGCTATTGAAGTAGCTAAGGTAAAAGAAGACTCTGGTAATATGATACGAGCAGCTAAAGAGTTGTCAGAGTTTTTAGATATGAAACCTAAGACCAAACAGGTTACAGAATCCTTGGAGATGGATATGTCGCATCAGATTGCAGATAGTTATGAAAAACAGACTAAGAAACTAAAAGCAACGCAAACGAGACAGATAGATGAAGAAAACAATCATTATATCGGGCAAGAAGACGAATCTTGACGAGCTACTAGCAGTATTACAAGATGTAGCAGAAGATTTTGAAGTGACGATAGTTATAAAAAATGGATAAAAAAAAGATATTATTAGAAATGCAACAAGATATGTTGTTATTTGGGCGTATGGTGATGCCCAATATGTTTAGTAGTGAATCACCTCCCTTTTACTATGACCTAACTAAGGAACTGCTCAACGATGATGAAAAGCAAATAAACATCATTGCTCCTAGAGGTCATGCAAAAAGTTCGGTAGCGGCTGGGATATTTCCTTTGTTTCATTTGATGTTCACTCCTGGTGTGAAGGTAATCGTATTGGTTTCCAGAACACAATCCCACGCTACCAAGCTTTTAGGTACTATCAAAGATGTATTGGACTATTCACAAGAGTTCCGATACTTCTTTGGGTACTGGGGTATGCAATCTGCTAGAAAGTGGACTAATACCGAGGTAGAATTAAAAGATGGCAGTTTAATTGTATGTAAGGGTACGGGTCAGCAGATACGTGGTATTAAACACGGAAATCAACGACCTACTTTGTTAATACTTGATGACCCTGAAGATGAGAATAATACCAAGACTGCTGAGGCAATGGAGTATAACCTGCGTTGGTTATTACAATCTGGTGTTCCATCGGTTGACCCGCTTACGGGTAGGATTGTGGTGATTGGTACTCCTCAACACGAACGTTGTTTGGTGGAAACATTGAAAGAGATGAAAGGTTGGAATACCAAAGAGTATAGACCTATCCTAGAAGAGAATTATAGTTTATGGCCAGAAGTATGGCCTGTAGAGAAATTAAAGGAAAAGAAAGAAGAATTAGAAAGTATTAACCGATTGTCGGTGTTTTATAGAGAATACCTATGTCAAATCGTAGGTGATGAAGATAATTTATTTAGAAAAGATGACGTTCAGTACTATGATGGATACATTGAACAAAGTGAGCAAGGGTTGTCGACCCTCGTTCTGACGAACCTAAATGGTGAGGAAGTAAACGAGAGGAGACCTGTAAACGTGTTTACTGGTATCGACCCTGCATCTAGTACGAAGAAAGGAGCAGACTATAGTGTTATATTCAATATTGCTGTTGATGGTGATAATAATCGTTGGGTACTCCCGTATTACAGAAAGAGAGCGACTCCCTTAGATTTAGCTGATTCCATTATCAATAACTTTAAAAATTACAAAAGTGCTAAAACAAGGATTGAATCTGTTGGATATCAGGAGATGTTACGACAATACATTAAAGAAAAAGCAGAAGAACTAGGAATGTTTATCCCTGGTCTTGAAATAAAAGAAAACCCTAGAACTAGCAAATCGTATCGATTAGAAAGCTTACAACCATTGTTTGCTAATAAAAAAGTATATATTCAGAAAGATATGCAAGCATTTATAGATGAGCTAACATTATATCCTCGTGGTAAGCACGATGACTTGTTAGATGGATTCTTTTATGCAAACAAAAATTGCTATAGGCCAACCCACGATTCTACTCCAGAAACGCAAGAAGACCCTTGGTATAGAAGAAAATCAGCTAAAAGTTGGAAATTATTGTAGATTTCTCTTGACAACAATGAAATAATTCCCGTAATTTTGCTATAGTACATTTATGGAAAAAAGCAAGTATTATTTAGACTTTGATGAATTTATTTCAAAACTAGATAGTTTAGATAAGGTAGAGATACCAAAGGGATATATAGCGATAGATGCCAAAAAAGATACAAAAAAGAGTACAAAGCACAAGAACTCAAAGTCAAGATGATTTACAATTTGTTTTTGATTATGAAACTGGTGATGTAAACCAGGTAGAAATAGACGAAGAAGTACAACTTACTAGAGAGTTATTTCATGATTATAAGAGTGCTAGAGAGTTATGGGCACAAAAATTTCAAGAATCTGTAGAGTTTAGAGCGGGTGCACAATGGACCAATGAAGAACGTGACGTATTAGAAGCACGTGGTCAAGCACCAATCGTAGTAAACAGAATACATCCTATTGTAGAAACTGCAAAATCCCTTCTAACATACAACTCACCTCAGTTTCGTTCTACTGGTCGTGAAGATTCAGATAGAGATACAGCTAAGGTTTTTTCTGATTTATTCCAATATATATGGAGTATATCAGCAGGTGATGAAGAATTAAAACAAGCTATCGATGATTATTATGTTGGTGGTATGGGAGTTCTTCAAGTATATCAAGACCCTGATGCTGATATGGGTAAAGGTGAAGTATATATCAAGTCTATTAATCCATTAGATGTGTACATAGACCCTAATGCAAAGAATGTATATGCCAAAGATGCTGCAAATATTTTAGTAACAACCTATATGACTGATGAGCAAGCAATGCAAATATATCCAGAATTTACTGATATTATTGAACAATCTGCAATGCACCCTGACGAATCAGATGATTATCCAGTTACAAACTTAGCAGCTAC